TCGCAATCCAATTGCGCAATACCATGCCGACCAACAGAACGCATGGAAAAAACCGCTCACTGCCACTAAGTAAATGGCTGTTACCTTCACCGCTACCACTGTAGCCAATCCCATCGGAGCTCAGGGAAATTACCCCCTGACTCAGGATGCAGCTCACGAGGGCATGATTGCTGATCAGCAAGCCTATGTCTCCCGTAGCTACATCAACCAGTCCGGCGCGGCACTGCCTTTTGGGGCACTGCTGAGGATCGACAACACCCCGACGACCAATGTCGCATTGGCAGTCGAGATCGCTGCAGGAGCTACCAACATCGTTGGTCTTGCCGTGAGCTCCATGACCATGGAGGGTGTTGGGGGCTCCCAGTCCTACATCCCCAATCCCACTCCTATCTTCTCGGACGGCCGCCTCGGCTATCCCGACAAGGAGACGGTGAATGTCCTTTCCAAGGGCGTCGTCTGGGTCTACGTCACCGAGGCCGTGGCTCTCGGTGATGACGTGCGCTTCTGGAATGCCGCTAACACCACCGGTGGTAGTGCTGTTGCAGGTTCGTTCCTCGGACGTTTCGCCAAAACGGCCGTGGCCAATAAGACCACGCGCATCACGGGTGCCCGCTGGCTCTCTGAGACCTCGGCAGCCGGTCTGGTTCTTCTGGAACTGGACATCCCCGCTTCCACTTTCACCGCTGACGTGCCATGACCAGAGACATCCGTAACGATGCTGATGTCGGTATCTTTCTTGCTCGCGAGCTGGAGCAGATCCTTACTCGCACTTTCGAGCAAGAGTATGCTGACATCAAGTATTCCACTGTTGTACCTATTTCTACTGAAGTAGGTCCCGGTGCCGACTCCTACACCTATCGGGTGTTCGACAAAATCGGCAGTATGAAGATGATCGCTGACAAAGCGCAGGATCTTCCCCGCTCCGATGTGCTCCGCAAGGAAGTCACCCACACGGTACGTTCCTTCGGCGCCTCGTTCGCCTACACCGTTCAGGAAACCCGGGCCGCCTCCATGGTTCCTGGCATGAACCTGGAGCAGCGTCGGGCCAATGCCGTCAGGCGGGCCTACGAGGAGACCATGCAGTCCCTCGCCTATTTCGGAGATACCGGAAGTGGTATGAAGGGCTTCTTGAACAACGATCAGATCGATAAGCTTGTTCCTAACAAGTGGTTCGATACTGCATCTACGGACGAGATGCTGCAACTGCTGAACGAAGGCCCCACTCGCCTCGTTCAGAACAGCAACATGAAGGAAAGCCCCAACACTATGTTGGTGCCCTACGACGTGTATCGCATCATCTCCACCACCCCGAGGTCGACCACCAGCGACACCACGGTTCTGGAGTTCTTCCTCCGCACCAATCCGATCATCCGTGCCATTGAGCCCATCAATGAGCTCGAAGCATCGAAATCCGGTGGCCGCCTGTCCAAGGACCGCATCGTCATCTACGACCGGAGCCCGGACAAGCTCCAGTTCCATATCACTCAACCCCTGGAGTTCTTCCCTCCGGAGCGCCGTGGTCTGGAATTCTCCGTTGCTGCACACGCTCGCTGCGGCGGCCTCGCTTGGTACTACCCCAAGAGCGGCCTTGTCATGGAGAAAGCGTAGCCTTTTCTGACCTATTCTGAACAGGTTGCTAAGCCAACCCATCCATCATGATCCTCGTTTACCGTCCCGAGCTGCTCAATCCTCCAATGGACAAGGAGGCCTTTTGGGGCTTCTCTTTCCTACAGGAGAAGGGTCTTCCTGATTACTTCTGCCTCTCGGCGGGTGTTAATCGTGAAGTCCCAGAGACAGTTTGGGCTGGAATCAAAGACTACGCAGAGGTTAAAACCGCTCTTCAAATCGGTGCTTTACGCATTGAAACTGCAGAGTCCACTGTCGTAGAAGAACAAGTCGAACCTGAAGCTAGCGATTCCCTCGCTGCTTTCCCTCTTGAAACCGCTCTGCGGTTGATTGAAGACAGCTTCGATCTTGAACAGCTCTCTAAATGGGACGCTAAGGATCAGCGGATCAAGGTCAAAAACGCGATCGCAAGACGCAAGACAGCTATTACCTCTGGTAACGGCTAGTGGCAATTCCTTCTACTGAATCCTTCCTAACCCGTTTCCCCGAGTTCGGAGAGCAGTCGGAGGACATTGTCGAAGGGGCTATCGCAGAAGCAGGTCGTGCTGCTTCTCCTGTCGTGTGGGGCCCCCTCCACACAGACGGTGTCACCTATCTTGCCGCCCATCTCTTGGCCACCCGCATCGCTCAGATCGGTCTGCAGATTGAGGCTCGCTCTGGTGCCCCCACGGGCAACCTAATCGAATCGACTCTCTATGGCCAAGAGTACAAACGACTTCTTGACTCACTCGCTATTTGTGGTTTCAGTCTCTAATCATGCCTATCGCTACTGCGATTATTGCTGATTACGCCCCTTGGGGTAATGCTGAACTGGCGTTTGAGGTGCCCGCAGACAGGCTGGGCTCTGTAGATCCTACTACAGGAAACTTCACTCAAGATCTCGTAACTGTCGAATACCTCGCTGCTATCAAGCTCCAGGCCCCATCTTGGTCCCCTCAGAGCGGCGTAGACAGCACGGTGTACTCGTGCTCCGGGCGTTTGCTGTTTCCTACCAAGCTCGACCCACGCATCACGAACGGCTCTCAGGCCTTTGCCACGATCAATGGATACCGAGGCCGTTTCGAGCTCGTATTCGACCTTGCAATGGACGCTTACCACCGTGGAACCCTTCGACAATCTATCGAAGGTACTTTCCGCGTACTCGGGGGGCCAGCGTAATGCCACGGCCACAACGCGACATTAATCGAGCTGTCCAAGCTGCTAAGGCTAAAGCCATGCAGCAATTGGCAACTTGGCTCGAAACCCGTTTCACAGATGAAATCTCTTCTGTGAAGTGGGATTATCCCACCCCACCTCAGGTGCGGGACATCGTGGACACAGGCCGCCTTCGGGCCAGCCTGACCCGCGTGGTGAACTCTGACGGTTCGGTGACTTTCACCTGGCCCGTCCCTTACGCCACCGAAGTTCACGAGGGCGGTGTTGCTCTATCGGGCCTCCGTTTCCCCGGCAGGCGCTGGACAAAGGCCCCCCTTGAGGAGGCCCCGGCCAAGTTCGGCGTCTTCATGCGCTCTGCGCTGAACCGCCCATGACGATCTCCACCGCCTGCCCCAGCCCCCGCGACCTGCGCCGCACTCTTGAGCGCTTCATCCTCGACATCTACGAGGCTGACGGCTCCACCCTCAAGAGCGAGTTGCACTGGCCAGGTGTCTACACCCTGCCCAATGGCTCTCGAACTCCTGCGGTCTATGTCATCGGCTCTTCCACAGTGCCTTCTAGCTGGAACATCACCGGCATCGAATGCACCATCGAGGAAGTCCCCGAGGTCCGGTCTCCAGGTTCGATGAGCGGCGTTTTGTCTTTCGAGACTTGGGACGTCCGCTTCACGAACTACGGCAAGAAGGAGGGCACCCAAATGCCCCTTTCTATGCGAGACATCGTCCGCCGATTGGTGCGGACTTTTCCCCGGGCTTCAATTGTGCCAATGCGTCGTACTGAGGCAACTTTTGAAGCTGTCACGGCTCGTATCACCGAGCCATCCATCCATCCCCCCATCCCCTAGGAGAACCTACCATGGCCGATTATGCAATCGGACTTGCTTTCCACAAAGCCCACCGCACGCTAGTTCGTGCTGTAGGTCTTAAAGCCCCTTGTCGCTATTACGCTACACGTAATAGTACCACTGGTTTGATCACCCTGCCCACATTGGACGCTGGTGATGCTTATGTCACCATTCAAGGTGTGACACAAACCTCGTTCCAAATCAACGACACCAATCAAGACTTCCGTCTGCTAGGTGATGACGGCTGGGGCGATAGCGTGATCACTGGATCTAGCGTACAAGCCAGTGTTACGACTTACTTCCTACGGGACACTGATGTTCCTACTGGGGGTACAGGTACTTGTCCCCAATTTGTTGGTGATTACGAAGAGGGTTTTGAGCTGTTCCAACGCGCCCGTTACG